TAAGTATTGCTGTGAACCTGTAGTCCATAACAACCCCCAATCATTATTGTTTCTTTGGTGTAAATAAAGATTTTATTTTATCCCAAATTTTGCAACAAATTCTTTTACATTTATCAATCATTTTTCTTTTCCTCTATTTCATAGAAGAACTTGTCGGTGTCTTCTGTCCGCCATGCTCTACTATCTTCTACGTTCCATTCAGAAGTTTGCACTTTCCAATCAGGGGTCTCATCTTTCACCGTGAAAGAAGGTATGTCCCATATACATCTGTTATTTGGTTGTGCTGCAAAATTGCCATCATCGAGAGCAATAATGTGAGCGCACTTGTGTTCGTGCGGAATCTCTGAATGATCAGTGTCGAGTATATTAGGTTCTGGATGTGCAAAGTCAATAGTAAATAAATATTTTCCTGGGTGCCATTTTTTATCTTTTCCGATATACTTACCGGCTTGTGATTCTAGAATGTCCCAAGAAGTAACAGCAGGATAGTAAGAAAAACAATTCCAGAGCTGAAGTTCATCAAGTCTTCGTACGGGTACATCTTCGGGTTTAAATCCTCTTTGAATAAACGCTGTAATAGGTAATCTATAGAAGATCGCACCATTTTCCATAATAGCATGGAATAAAATGCTACGACCTGTAAGAGCACTAATACCAAAGACAATGCAGTCTTCAACTTCTCCATGGTGTTTTTTGAGATCATAAAGATACTCTCTTCTTATTTGTGCATAAGTTGGTGGTATGTTTGCATTTAAATAAGCCATATATCATTTAATGTTACCCCAGTTTGTGCCTGATTCGTAGTCTACTTTGTTTGGCACTTCAAGAGCAACAGCCCCTTCCATAATTTCTTTTATCTTATCAGCATGTGCTTCAGATTCAACAGATATATCAAGTTCATCATGCACTTGTATATGCGGTGTGATGCCTTCTTTGTGTAAATCTATCATAGCTTTCTTTGTCATGTCAGCTGCTGATCCTTGTATTAATCTATTCAAAGCTTTGTATGTATATGCTCTTCTGATTCCTGGTCCGTGTTCCGCGAGTGCTGCATCGTGTGGCAATGGTTTATGTATACCAAATTGATTAGGTTCCCATAAATGAAACCTACATAATCTACCAAGTAAAGTTCTTATACGACCTCTGTCTTGTGCTCGTGCCATGACACTATCCATCAATTGTTTTACAAATGGTACACGTGAATGATATTGTCGAAATAAATCTTGTGCTTTTTCTTTATTAACACCTAACTCTGCTTGTAATTTATTTTTACCCATACCATAAAACAAACCAAGATTAATTGTCTTTGCTTGTTCTCTTGGTATGTTAGCCATCTCTGCTACGATCTTGTGAAAATCTGCATCACCATCATTGTATGCATCTAATACATCTCCTACTGCATACATATTTTGTAGTGCAGCATAGTGCACAACTAGTCTTGGTTCTTGTTGTGAGTAATCAAATACACCCCACTTACAATCATGCTCCGGTATAAACAATGATCTAATCATTGGTCCTAGTTCCTTGTTCCGTGCTGGTATCTGCTGTAAGTTTGGATTAGCATAACTAAATCTACCTGTCACGGTTCCACCACTATCAGATCGAAGTTGGTTTATCTCAGCGTATATTCGTCCTTTATGTTCGTGTTTAATTATGGTATCGATAAATGTTGTGTGTGCTTTGTTTATTTCTCTTGCACGTGCAATCTTTTGAACTATTGGATGTGGATGGTTTTGTAAAAAGTTTTTAGTA